ACAATGACTGGTACTTTAGTATTAGATGGTGCACCAACAAGCAACTTACATGCGGCAACAAAAGCATATGTCGATAGTGCAGTAACTGGTGGAACAGGCACATTAACAACAGATAATATATCCGAAGGTAGCACAAACTTATATTTTACAAATGCAAGAGCTGATGCTCGTATACCATCTAATATAAGTTCATTTACAAACGATAGTGGCTATGTTACATCAGACACAAACACAACATACACAGCTGGCAATGGTCTGTCGCTAAGTGGAACAGAATTTTTAATGAGTGGCTCGTATACAGGTAGCTTTACTGCAACTGGCGATATTACTGCTTACTCAGATCAAAGATTGAAAAGAAATATAGAAACAATTAATAAACCAATTGATATTGTTAACTCTTTGCGAGGAGTAACATATGAAAAAGATGGAAGAGACAGTGTAGGTGTTATTGCACAAGAAACAGAAATAGCTCTACCTCAAGTAGTACACACTGATGACGAAGGAATGAAATCAGTGGCGTATGGTAATATATCTGGTGTTTTAATTGAAGCAATTAAAGAGCAACAAAAAACCATAGATGGGTTGCAAAAACAAATAACAGATTTGCAAACCTTATATATGATGTTAGCTAAAAAAACAGATAACGAATAATATACTACTATATGCTATGAGGTATATGGGATAAATATAATAGCAAGCAATATGCATGCAATTATCGATAATTACAAGCAAGGAGTCAACAGATGGCATTACCAGCAACAGGATCAACAATCAGTATGGGACAAGTACGTAACTATTTTGGACTAAGTGGTACAATTTCACTTAGTACATTAGGTGCATACATTTCACCATCCGTATCAACAAACATTCAGCTTTCAGCAACGTTTGGCGGTTGGCAGAATCCAAACCCAACTGGCGCACACGGTTAATTTAATTAACTAAATAAAACTAATAATAACGCTGTTATTTTACTTGACAGCGTTATTATTTTATAGTAAAATATAATAAATTACAAAAGTAAACTCAACCACAGGAGAAAACAATGAGTATTAGAACACGCTTCGAAATCGAAACGTTTGTGCTTGGCGCACACCCAACAGCGGCACGTAAGGCTGCAGCATTAACAACAGAGCTCTTACAGGCTAGAGAACAACAACACCCAGACTTACCAATTTTAGAAGTTATTTACAAAGAATTTGCAGCAGAGCATGACATTGAAGCTTTAATGGCAGATATTGAAAATACTGAAGAAGAATATTGGGTACACCGTTTAGCAAAACTGGCAGCAATTGATATTCTTACATTAGGTAAGGTACAACCAGAACATATGAACTATATGGTTTCATTACAAGATGAAGCATTTTCGGCATGTGTTAAAGAAGCAACTTCAATTGCTAAACAATTGAATTACGAAGTACAGCAAATTGAAGCTGAACTTCAGTCAGAACTAGCTTCTGAAAAGTAATTAATGGTCAGTACAACTAACCATTATTACAAAAAAGACAATTCCGCAAATGTAGCCATTTGTGTTCCTGTGCAGAATCAAACTACGGCGGTCTTTGCTTATAGTTTAGCCATGCTTCAAAAAAAGTGTGGTGAGACTGGACTTGCAACTTCATTACATTTTAATATGGGTAGTGAAGTAGCAATGCAAAGACAACAATTAGTAGATCAAGCACTAGATACAGATTGTACTCACATTATGTGGATTGATGCAGATATGCAGTTTCCAGTAGATACGCTAAATATACTATTAGCAGCCAATAAAAATATTGTAGCTGGAAATTACTCAACAAGAGTTCCGCCCCACAGGCCGGTTGCCTTTAAAAGCAAAACTGATTTAGACAGTAGAGTTTTTTCAGGAAAAGGAATTGAAAAAGTATGGGCAGTAGGAAGTGGAATGATGTTAGTAAAAAGAGAAGTATACGAAAATATTTCTCGACCTCACTATAAAATTGAGTATAATGAAGATTATACTAGTTTAGTAGGAGAAGATGTTTACTTTTGTAATCTAGCAAATGAAAATGGATACGAAGTAAATATTAGTCATGATTTAAGTGACAGAATTGCACATATAGGAACACGTGCATATACAGTTAAGGGCGATTGCAATGATTAATTTACACAATGTACAAAGAGAATACCAAGGACAAAATGTTGTAACACCTTGGGATAGATTAAAAAGGTTTATGTTCGATTCATATCCAGTTATTAAAACACCGATTAAGATAACTGATGAGGCTGCACTGTTAGAAGCAGCATTACCATACAAAGATAAAGCAGACATGGTATGGGTAGTATTTGATGAAATTGAAGTAAATCCTAACTTTCCTTGGACATATAGACCAAGTGATAGCCTTGCAAAAACTGTAATTCATACTTTTCCTAGAGTAGTTAAAAGAACAAATAGACCAGTTAGTTGGGGAGACATCCAGTTAGTTCCTACTAATGGTGTTGCACATACTACTGTACAAAATAAGATTGTATCAAGTTTCCATGTTGCAGAATTTGATGTGTTTATGATTAGTTTCCATGAAGCAGAGGCAGATGAAAACTTCACAAAACTAAGAGAAAGATTTAAAGATGCTCAACATGTTAAAAATGTTGAAGGCATTGGTAACGCACATAAAAAAGTTGGTGAATTAGCAAAAACTGAAATGATTTATATTGTTGACGCAGATGCAGATATTACAGGACACTTTAGTTTTGATTTTATTCCACCAATGAGTAAAAGAAAAAATACAACTTATGTTTGGAGTGCGAGAAATCCAATTAATGATTTAGAATATGGATACGGTGGTGTTAAATTATTCCCACGTGAACAGTTATTATCATTAGGACACGAATTACCAGATTATACAACAGGTGTATCTTTTTACCAACCAATTGCTGATGTATCAAACATTACACGATTTAATAAAGACCCATATAGAACATGGCGTAGTGCATTCCGTGAATGTGTTAAGTTAGCAAGTTCTGTAAACCCTAACCAAAGACAAAAAGAAACAGATGCAAGACTTGAAACTTGGTGTACTGTAGACAACGGTGGACGTTTTGGACGCTACTGTCTTAAAGGTGCAAACGAAGGAAAAGCATACGGCATTGAACACAAAGACGATGTAGAAGCGTTAAGTAAAATTAATGATTTTGAATGGTTGCGTGAACAGTTTGTTGCTAGTATGAAAAAACGCTAAGTTATTTTGTTTGATGTGAATGTACAGTTTTAAGTTTTTTAATAAACTGTTTTGAATTAAATTGTATTTTAGCACCAGGGTGTAACGGTCTAGGCCAGTTGCCTATTTTAACCCAACAATATCCATCACTCTCATTGTTTAATACAGGAATGAATTCATCTTCTACTGTAACAACAAAACTGTGATATATAAACTTCTTATTAGGACTTGTAAATTTGTTTATGGGAATAACTTTTTCTATAGATGGAACTAAACCAACTTCTTCTTCAATTTCTCTATATAAAGTCTCTACTGGACGCTCTTTGCCTTCAGCCTTGCCACCAAAAAAGCCCCATGTTCTAGGATGGTTAACTTCACCACTTCTCTGTTGTAGCATTACTCTACCAGTATCTATACTTAAAAAGATGCATCCACTTGCTGTTATCATATATGTCCTATCCAGTGTGTACAGTCATCGCAAGGATCGTCTGTATTACAAATATATTCGCCAGTATCCAGGATTATAAATTCCTTCATAACTGTTAACCCACTCTGTTCCATTCCATTCCAACTGATCATCACTTGATACATTTGTTATATATTGTGTTGTGTTATTTGATGAACTATCAAAACTAATAGTCCATGTAGTACCGTTATATTCTATAATATCATTTTTATGTGCAATTACATTAGTCCATAGTGCATTTATAGGAGTATCATTTAAAATAATGTAACGTTGCCCAGTAGTTGCAACAGGAACAGATCCATCGCCAGGGTAATTGTTTGATGGATCAATTACTCCATCAATTGCTGTTAATGTGTTTGCCGGTAATGTTGCAGTATCTATAGTAACATTAAGCAAGTTAGGATTACTTGGGTGAGAATCTAATCTACCCACTATATCGTTTGCATTATCATTTACATCAGATCCTTTTCTGAGTCTCAATTGACTTATGCCATCTCTTAATACGCCAAATGGTAATAACTCTTTATCCCATTCCATTACTAATCCATCATCTCCTAAATTAGAACCTTTGTTATTTAATATTTGTAAAGTATTGTTTAAAAACTTTACTTGTTTATTTTCATATGTTACAATAGTATATTTTAAAGTTTCTGTATTGAATGCTAAATTATCTTTAAAATTATCTAAATTAGCATCGTCTAAGTTATACAACTCGTTGATAATAGTATGAATAAGTTTTTGTTGTTTTACTTTGGCTGGTGGAGTAATGTATATTGGAAGATCAAATGTTAATGTAGCAACGTCGATAATATCATCAATACTCGAACCTACACTTCTCGTACTCCATGTTGTATTTGTTAATTCTACATGACTTAATGAAGTCCAGTCAACCGGGCTATCATTGGTTCTTATATCAAGAGTAGGATTGAATAATACTAGTATTTGTTCCATTAGTTGTAGTTTCTGATCTGTGTTTGATGTCCATATATCGCAGTTCATTATTAACTTATACGGCACTGGTGCATAACGTTCTACAGTATATTGGTTGCCTAGTTCATTTGTATACTCTCCTGTAGTTTGATCAAATTTTCTTTCGTTTATCTGAACTTTATCAATATGATCTTGATATGTGCGCCTTTCAGCAAACATATCCAATGATGTTACATAACAACTAATAAATGGAACAGTATTCATAACGTTTTCTGAATTTTCTCTCTGTATATGTGCTGCCATACGACTAATATCACCGTATCGTACAGGTACTTGTTGATATACAGGTAGGTCGTTATCGTTCTTACCCATTTGTACACTAAATCCACTAAACAGTCTTATAAACTGTTGAATGTATCTTCTAATTTGTTTATCGTAAAAGTATTGTTGTGCCATTATTCAAAATCACTCTTTGGTTTAATTACTTGAGACAACGGTTGCTTCTCTGGTGTCTCGACATTATCAACTATTGTTGTAGCATCGTTGTTAATAAATTGGCTAGCGTTATAAGTTTTATCACTCCAGGTTTGCTCAGTGACATTGTCGTATAGTCTATGCCATTTACTGCCACGTCTAACAAAAAGTCTGTTAGGCGTAAAATCTGTTCTCACAAAATACTCACCTTCGTTTGGTTGAGCAGGAAATTGATCACCTTGTTGTAATACTTCACCATGTTCATATGTTGTACTAGTATCTGCTTGCCCAAATAAATGATCAGCAAGTGGTAAGT